GACATACATCTTAGCAACACGCTTGGGGGTTTCGATAAGACTGTCGTCTGTGAGATCGAGCCCCATGGTCTTCATAATCTCTGTAAAGTGCCGCTCGATAATTTCAATCTTATCTTTGCGATCAACGCCGTTATCTACTGTAGGGGTTTCAACACCCATCTTAACAAGGTGTTCGTGAACGCGACGTCCTAGATCAGGGTCGCACTTAGTTTTATTGAATGACATATACTTCTCCTTCCTTACACGGATATAATTTAAGTTTGCTACCGTTGTGTAGCATAATTATTTATCGAACTGCTTTTGCAGCACCTCAATTTCTCGCTTAATTTTTAGTTTTTCTTTCTTCATGTTTTCTACGATAAAGTCGTTTTCGTAATTTTTATATGATTCGCGAATCTTTTTGTCCAACTGTTGATGCTTTTCTTTTAGCGAGTACAACAATCTTTCAGCACGACCATTAACCATTTTATTTCCTTTTCCACCAATCTTCCCAAGGGAACACAAACCATTGATCATCGATACTTCTAGATATTTCTCTACCTGAGTAGTTTATATTGACCTTTGATTCAATATTTTCAATAGCTACGGCAGTATAGAAGTCTGTGTAATCCTGAGCTATAACTACCTCGAGCATTTCTGATAATGTCTTACCTGAATCACAAATGTCATCAACTAGTAGGATAGTGAATCCCCAGTACTTGTCTAGTACTGCAACCAGTGACTGTATATCTTTTTCTTCCCCGTCGCGAGTTTGCCATACAATAGGAACAAACGGAACTTCATAGTAGTTGCTTAGTTTGATTCCTAGATCAGCACCACCCCGCATGGGTGCAATGATAACTTCTGGTGCTACATTATCTTTGGCCATTTGACGAACAACTTCGCTGTAGTAGTTGTTCATTTGTTCGTGTGTTAGATATTCATATTTAGGCATAGTTTATATTAACTTACTTTGCAAGTTTTGTCAAGAATTACTTTTTACGTTTCTTTTCCCATGCAACTGCATGAGTAATAATATCTTCCAAACCATACACTGGTTCCCAACCTAGCATTTCTTTAGCCTTTGAAATATCAGCCCAAGTCTTAGCAGGATCACCTGGTCGTGCATTTTCTAAAAATACATCAATAGTCTTACCTGTTTCTTTTTCGACTGCGCTAATGATTTCCTTTACTGAATAGGGCTTGCCAGCGCCGAGATTAAATGCAGCACTTTCATTGCCATCATCTAAATAATTCATCGCATTAATGTGCGCCCTGGCGATATCATACACATGAGTATAATCACGTTCTGCTGTACCATCTTTGGTAGGATAGTCTGTACCAAATACAGGTACAGTTTCATCAGCAAGAGCCCGTTGAACTACAATAGGAACTAGATGACCTGGGGGATCTTGCGTATACCCGCATTGGCCATCGGGATCAGCACCAGCAGCATTAAAATATCTCAACGACACAAATTTCATATTGCTATATGCCTTTTCGTAATCTTTGAGAATCATTTCAATCATAGTCTTACTGCGAGCATACGGACTGATGGGCAACATTGCATCAGTTTCTTTATTTGCTACAGTAGTTGTGCCACCATAAATTGAACTGGAACTACTAAAAATAAAGTTTTTAACACCTGCGGCTACTGCATGATTGAGTAGATTGATTGTGTTAGCAACATTATTTGTATAGTAACCAGCTGGATCAATAAAACTCTCTGCTACTTGATGAGTCGCTGCAAGATGAATAATCGTATCGGGCTTTGTTAGTTGCAGAATACCTTTGAGTTGGTGATTGTCAATATCAAATGGATACTGATGTACGCCTGGAATTTCGCATTTTTTCCTGTCAACGTTAATAACATTATGCCCTGCTTGAACCAGCAGCCTGCAAGTAAGATTACCGATAAAGCCACTGCCTCCGGTTACTAATACTGTCTTTGGTTCTCGTTCAATCTTTTTCATAATATATGTTTCCTAATTGTCTCGTATAAAATTTTGCCACTAAAGAAATTTTGTTGCAGAATTTCTACTTGTGCTTCTAATTCTTGCATCCTAGATTCGTATGAATCCATGTGCGCTTGAATAGTTTGGCACAGTTGTTGTCGGTGTGCTTCATATGATTCAAACGATTCAGTCCACACACTTGGATACTTGAATGTATGCAACGCCATTTCACTATAACTAAGACGATCCGGTACTAATGGTATTGCACCAGCCGCTGCACCCTCATACCAACTGATACCTAATGTTTCTTGTAAGTTGGCACTGAATACCATTTTAGCTTCTCCTAGCAGTGTATGATATTCCTGCTTGGATAAGCTCTTCTCTTGGCATACTACAAATTCATACTGGGGCAGATGCTTTGCTAGATCTTTAAAAATATCTAGTTGCTTTTCCGGTGCGATACGATGTGGGAATAATATAAGGTCACGCTTGTTTGTATTTTTATGACCATACATCATATGTTCTAGATATTCCATTGGCCAACCGCATCTTACGACCTTACCTTCTCGAATATATCTATGCCGAACGCTATCTGGATCGATGCCTAGAAGATTTAAGCTAAACAAGTCAATGTGAAAATCTGTGGCAAAATAGTTATGATCAATGGCATAGAATAATGCCTTTTCGGTATGTCGTACCCAAGAAGCATTACCAATGAGGCGACCTAAAAAGTCCGCAGGATCATAACTTCCTGCATGCCACATACCACCAATCATAATTTTAATACCCAACAGCTCTGCCATATATTTTAGCTGTAGAATTGTTGGGTTCCATGCGTCAGTATATAGAAAGTAGTCCCCGTCTTTGATTTTACCAGCAGCAAACATTTGCGAAATAGTTTTTAACTGTTCGCTCTTCCAGTAGTTAGTACCACTGAAGTTTAGAAAAGCGCCAGGCGTTGTGTCCTGTGGAGCATCACTTGGACCTTCTATCACTTCAACAGGAAGTCCTGCCATCAGCATCTGTGATGGCAGGAACTGCTTCCATTGTTTAGTGTATCTAGTTTCTACGGGTTCTAGTTCAACTATATAGACTGTCATGTGTTATTTTCTGCTACCAAAAAGTTGTAGTAAATTTAGGAAAAGATTAATAAAGTCCAAATACAGCGTTAATGCTCCGGTTACCTCGGCATTGCCTCTGTTATCAAACATAACCATTTCTCTAATCTTTTGTGTATCATAGGCAGTTAAACCTAGAAAAATAATCACTGCCAGCGCACTAATTACCATCTGCATCACAGTACTACCAATAAAAATATTAACAATACTTGCAATGATAATACCGATTAGACCTACAAACATAAATGATCCAACGCTAGTTAGATCTCGTTTGGTTGTATAACCGTATAGCGTCATTGCTAGAAACAAACATGCTGCACCTAGGAATGCTTGGACAATGCTCAGTGAAGTATATACTGCAAAGATAGTTGCAAAGCTCAGACCCATTAATGCTGCAAATCCATGCAACATTAATTGTGCTGTTTGTTTTGATGCAGTCGGCATCTTAAATGAAATAAAGAATACTGCAACCAATGGTGCAAAAATAACAACCCATTTTGTTATTCCAGTGAAGAAAAAGTTTAGCAATGCTGGACTGTTGCCAACAAAGTAACTCACTAACATTGAAGTAACTATGGCTAGAAACATGTTTTGATAAACACGAGTCATTGCTTCGTTTACTCTTGCAACATCCATCTTTATAGATTCTTTATAAAACATTTTATTATCCTAACACTAAATTACATTGCGTTCTTTTTGTCTTGAATCTCGGCACGACGAGCCTTAGTTAGCTTACCAAGTTCGCCCAAAGCCTTACGAGCACGAGCGGCTGCTGCCTTCACGCCCTTAACTTCAAATGCTTCAGATTCCTTAATGTATTCTTCGAATACTGCCTTAATCTTTAGATGTGTCTCGGTCATTGTTTTCTCCTATTATCTAAAATATGTTGGACCGTCAACTTGCCAATCCTCTGTGGGCTTGGGGAAGTCGATCTCGCAACCGTTTTCATTGTCTTCGGCTACGCTAATTTTTAGCCAGCGATTAGGATACTTTGCCCTAACCTCTTTGGCTAAATCTTCTGCGATCATTTCGCAGCTCTTGTGATTCAGTTCTAGCACACCCTGACTGTACTGACGTTCCATCCAACGCTTGAACTGAATAAATTCAATGTCTCGATCATCGTGAAACACTTCGATCCAAACTTTGAAATGAAAAATGTGCCTATGCGGCACACCTAGAAAACTTACATCGTCCCAATCGCCTGTGGCTAACTTTGGATCCTTATCGGCACCCGGATACATATGAATGCCTTCTTTTTGAAATGTAACCCAAATAGTTTTCATTGCTTGTCCTTGGTCTTTTTATCACTCATTCGCTTTAACAGCTCTTCGTGAATCTCGTGGTCGTAGTATTTGCCTGTTTCTTTTCTGAGACGATTACGTTCTGAAATATATTTGTTAGATTCCCAAACAAACCAAATCAAAATAGAAAAGAAAATAATAGATGCAATACCTACTATAATGTTTATTAACAGCTCTATCATTTTTTAAACTCCTTTTCTATTTGTTCTAGTTCTTCGGGAAACTTAGCACCGCACTTTCTAACAAATTTAATAAATTTTAGAAATACTTCTTGCAAGTCCTGCTCGGTATCTAGACTTTCAACTTCTATAGTTGTAGTAACTGTAACTCCATCATCGTCGCATTCTAATTTTATATTCATATATTGTATAATACTATACTTTGGATTAAAGTCAAGTAATTACTTCATCCTTAGTATATTTAGACCAATCGGTGAATTGATCTCTGTTTTGTAGGCTGTGCAAATCATGACACCACACACCAGGATTTGATTTTCTAAATCCTGTATCATCAATTTTGACTGTTGCATTATAATTGTACAACCGAATATAGGGAACCTTAACACTAATCATCGGTATAAAGTTATTATATTCGTTCCACCCATTATCATGAAACCAAGGATGCTTTGCATACTCTACATCAAAATCTAAGGTGACCCAGATATCGTCCTTGAGCAACGAAGTAATAAGTTCGTCCCAAGCACCCCATTCGCTGTCGCTAGGTTTAAAACTTTGATTAGCACCTAGATAGATATGAGGGCATTTATTGTTTAACGCTCGAGTTAAAATTTCCTCTTTTGGTTGTAAACCCACAACAAATAGAGTCCTTTGCCCATATGCAGGGCTGTGCTCAACTTCAGTTCCAATAAAAAACTTTGTTGTATCGTCGTGACCGTCTCTATTCTCCATCAAAGTCTCCCATCATTGCTGGATCAAGCATTTCTTCTTCTCTGCTCACAGTCTCATCATGTACTGCGGTTGATGCTTCTTCAAAGAAGCTTGTATCGAGATGTGTCTCGGTAGCATAACTACCAAAGCTGATTTCTTCTAAGAACTTACTGTACTTGTCAATAAGTTCATATGGGTTTGGACATGCAGGATCTAGTACTTCTTGTACAAAACTATCAAAGTATACCACACTATATGGAACATATGGACTAAACTCGTTTGTTCCCTTGTTAGTCTTGTCATTGATCCAATCACTATAGTGTACGTTAGCACGATACTTTTCCATATCGGCTAGACGATTAGCTTCTTGTACCGCTGTGATGTGATTGTATACGCTGTGACCCATGTAATAAAGATAGCTTTGTGTGTCCCAACTTGTGCTTTCTTTAGTCTTAGCCTTTCCGTTACGATCCAAGTCACCTTCTTCCATGCAGCAAATATCTCCTGCAACGAGTCTTTCCATGATTGGGCCGTTGAACGGCATTGGTAATGTGCTACCTTTTAACTTTTGATTATCAAACGCACGGTTCATGAAATAACCAAAACGCTTAGGTGAGAAGTAATTGTAGCTGTAGCATTGGCCATATGCTGTATTAACGAATGGGCTTGCTGCATCAAAACTAATTGTGATGTTTGGGCTATCGTGTTTGCGTAGCATACGCTGAATGCTAGTTAGATAGCAAGCCCAGTTGAGCTTACCGGTACCTAGGAAGTGGATCCAACCTTTACCTTCTAGTAGACCATCTTCGCGTAACTTTAGAATACGCTTAAGAGCAATAGGCATGTTACGCATGTTAATACCAGCAAACGCATAGCCTTCTAGTGTGCGATTAGCATCACCATAGTTGGCTGCAACAAACTTAGGATCACTAAAATGCTTTACGCTTTCATACCAGTCATCTGCGCTCTTCTGATCAGTACCAGATAGTACATTTAGAAACTTAGTCTTACCAGGTACACGATTGCGTACAAAGTAATCTAAATTGAGCAAACTGATATCAATTGTATCTTGGATCTTAGTCAAGCCAGTCTTTTTGTTATAAGGTGGAACAGCGGCAAATCCTGGAATATCCAAGGTCATAGCCCAATCAGCGGTGTGCTCTAACCAACGAAGAATCTTTTCACAGAGATCGATTCTACTAGGGTCGTTTGGATCCTTAGCATTGGTCCAATCTAGTTTTAACACACCGCTAGCTACTTGGAAACCACCCGAGTCGCCAAGAATAGTTGTATAACTACGATCGCGCAACTGCACCATAGGCTCTTCTGCATCACTACGAGCAGGATCTAAGTGGGCGTGACCAGCAGAGTATAGTCCGTATGGATAATGATAATAGGATTGATCCTTTTTAAGAAAATCAAGTCCTGCATTGCCTAACTCAAATCCAGCTGGTGTGCGCCAGTCGTTGGGATTAGCTAGTGTCTTTTGTAGTTGCTTGGTATAGAAACTGCTGATAGCAGGTAGATATACTGCATAATCACTTTGACGCTTACCTAAATCAGTCATATTAACCCTTCGCTGGGAGCAGATATGTATACTCGCCTAAGCCGCTTAGTACCTTAATTTGTAATAGTCCCTTGTTGTTGATGCTTAGTACAATGTTTGCACTATCACCTAAACGTAGAATCTTAAGAACAATATCCAAAGGCCAGCGGAATTCGTGAGTGATATCACCGTCAACACCCTCTGCGATAAGAATCTTTGTACGATCGCTTACGCCGTCACCAATATGGAAGTACAACTTACCGTCCTTGGTCTTTGGCGCAAAGTTAGCTTCGTATGAACCAAGTACGCTGTTAAAGTAACCCAAGTCCTTAAGATTCTTTGCTGTTGGGATGATGTTAACATCAAACTCAGCGCCCTTAAACTTGATTTCTTTTAGTTGCTGATTAACAACATCAGCGAGCATGAAACGATAGTGTGCGTCAGTACCATCAGCGGCAACAAACTCTACTTCAACCGGAACGTCTTCACCGTTACGATTTTGTGTTGTTACTTGTACCGTTGCAGCCTCATCGTCAAAACCTGGATACTGCAAGTAACCCTGTAGAACACCCATACGGCTCAAGCCAACAGTAGCATCAACAAAGTCTGGTACTGGACTTACTGTCTTGCCTTTAAAGATAACAGTCTTTTCCGCATCAACAGTTTCAACAGAAGTTTCTTCCATTGTACCTGAAATCTTTACCATTTCGAAGATGCCAAGACTATGTGTGTGCTTTAGCACATCCTTTAGTGTGTCTTTGATGTAATTGTTCTTAGCCATATTAGTCGTTACGCTCCAATGATGCTGCTTCCTTAATTAGAACTAGTAGTTCGTCTAGTGTCTGGACAGTTAGCTTTACTGAAGCCCAGTCGTCTTCGCTGTTGCGACCACCAACTTCGATCATGAAGCCGTTGTCATACATATTGACAGTAAAGTTGTCATTTACTTTTGTAAGTTTATCGGAAATTTTTGTTACTTTTGCCATATTGATTCTCCTAGATTATGTTTAGTATACATTAATATTTAGATCTGTCAAGTGAAAATATATAATTTTTTTAGATTAGAACTCAAAAAATTCACTGAACGCTTCGCTTTCTTTGGTCTTATCTAAGTCCCAACCCATCTGTCCTAGTACGTTTTGTATCTTCTTATCTAGGACGGCTGTTTCCATTTCTACCTCATCAAACGGTAGTTCTTTAAACCATTGGGGTAAGTTGATCTCGTCGGTTGGATAAGCGATACTCTTATATCCCATTGGGTTACTCTTGAGGCGACATACGATTACCTTAGCACCGTCCATTATGGTTGTACTGTAAGCATCGCTGTTAGCCTTTTTAAGTTGGTTCCAATTGATACTAGCCCTAACATGACCCGGGATAGTACTATCTTCAACTTCATTGGCTAGTTCTCGTAGCCGCTGCAATTTAATATTCTTTTCATTGACCTGTTGTTTCTCAAGTTGTGCTGTGTATTGCGTGAGATTGTTAACACGCTTAGGCATGCCTTTCTTCCAAGGATCAATGCTTTGAAATTCTTTCTTGAACTGCTTGATATAGTCGATAACTTCTTTTTCACTCTTACCGCTAAGTGCATCAAACAGAATTCTTTCTAGAAAGTCTTGCACAAACTCAGGTGTATCACTGCGCTTGATTTCCATGCCCATAACTTTGAGCTTGCCACCCTCAGGTTGATAACCTTCAATGTCCCAACAGTTGATAGCATAACGCTTTTTAGTAATGAACAATCCTGCACGACCAACTACTTCGCGACCCGCCTTCAGCACTTCGCCTGCAATAAGCGGAACATTAAAGTCTTGTTTTAGGAATTCAGGAAAGGTGTCGCTCACAGTATCACTAATGTGATCATACAACTTTACTGCACTTTCCAAATCTAATTCAGTGTCTTTGGGTAATGCAGGTTTAGCAGTAAAATAAACAGAGTCAGTGTCACCATAAATGATACAAGGTCCTAAGTGATCATACTCACCTGTGAGCAGTTCATTGGTCTTAGCAGCCATGTGTCGTGTAATACGTCGACCTGTTAGCGTTGTACTCTGTCCAATGCGTTTATCAAAGAAGCGGCAACCTGGATTCAAAATAGCGCCATACAAGCTGTTCAAGTTAATCTTCTTAACCAACTGACGTTTGTCCCAGTATGCTTTTTCTTCTGACGTAGTTGCTTCTTTCTTTTTCTTTTGAAGATCCTTACGTTCGCTGTACCAACGCTCTAGTAGTCCGGGAACAATACCCTGCACATCTGTTTTAAAGATAGTACCGTTAGCACTGATGTTCCAGGGCTGGCCGCTTTTGAATACTAGGTTATAGATATCAGCGCCAGTACACTCTAGTTTTTCACCACCTTCGAGTTCTAATACCAAAGGATGATTAATGTCTTTTTCTATAACAAACTCATACTCGTTGGTACCAAACTTACCTGACCATGCATCTGCAAAGCTCATCTTTTGTAGACGCATTTTGCTTTGGATTTCTTCGTCGGTATAAGTAGATTTGATTTGACCAACGATTGTTTCAGGGGCCATGTTGAGTGCGCGGAACACTGACGGATATAGTGAGTTAATATCCATACTGCCCACCCACTCATGATAACCTTTCTTTGGAAAGGCAACATAAGCACCAGCCGCTTGTGTATCAGCGTTGTCACTGCTACGAGTCCTGTCAGGTACAACAAAGCCTCGGCGATGTGCTTCGTTGATAATAGCCTGCTCTGTGGTTGCCACAGCGCCCATTGTTGTGGGCAGCAACACAGTATTATCATGCGCGATAGTGTTAGCAAGATCAATAAACTGAAGTTTCTGATCTAACTTAGCCAGTAGCATTGTATCTTGAATGTTGTACTCTAGAAACTTTAGGAAGTCGTGATTGTAAAGTCTATCAAGACTGCCCTCATACGGAATTTTTCTTTCACCAATTTCCATCTCGCCAATATAATCTAGTCGATAACTGTGACGTTCTTCATAGTTGTACTTGCGATACAATTGCATATAGTCTAAGTGAACGCGACCAATTAAGTCATAGGTCTGTCGCTCGCTACCAAATGCTTCGTACATTCTTTCTTTTGGCAGCTGGTCCCAAAGACACATTCGTCTTGTGTCGTTGCGGCTCAGTACTTTAATAATACGGTTAATTGTGTACGGAATATCATAACCTTCGCTGTTCCAGCCGCTAAGAATATCTGCATCTTCAATCAATGACAAAAATACTTCAAGCATTTCTTTTTCAGTTTGAAAAAGCATAACCTGAGGAATATCTTTGGCAATGTTTTGTGCTTGCTCCCAACTAAGTGTCTTAGGCGGAACAGCTAAACAGATCATTGCTTCTAGCCACTGTAGATACACGCCGATCGCAGTAATAGGCATGAACGCATCATCGGGGCTAGCATAACCCCTCTGCGGATCAAAGTCTACCTCAATATCGAAAAACGCTGTTTGAAGCTTTGGCGGCTCAACACCGTTATAGTGTTTAGCAATAGTTTTGTTAAGAGGCTTAATGTCGCTTTCAAACGTTCTGTTTGAACTGTTGATCGCGACATTTTTACGAAAGTCTTTATATGACTTACATCTTATTTCGGAAACAGGCTCGCCATATATGCTACGACGAGTACCTTTTGGATCTGCAACATAAAAGTTGTATTCGGGTCTATGTTCTACGAGTAGTCTTTTACCATTAACACGTTCTGCAACATACACCGAGTCTTTGTTTTTATCGTAGAAGGCATCTACATAACTCATTAATCAATCACTCCAAGCATCATTTCTGGCTGACGCAATACCTAATTAAAATACTATTCTAACAGACTTTTGACAAGATGTCAAGCAAATTAAAGTGTTTTGCCAACTGCCTCGAGAATAGTTTCAAGTTCATCAAACTTGTCACGCTCATCACCTAGTGATGCTTTATGTGCTACCTTAATTGCCTTAGTTAATGTAGCAGGCTTAAGATCCATTTCTTCTGCAATTGCTTTAACAGTATCGCGAAGACCATCTTTTAGCGTTTCAATTTCGTAAGTTACCTGCATGCCTTCTTCAATTAGTCTCTTAAGGCGTGCTTTTTCTTCTTCATTGAAAGTTCTATTGAAAGCCATTTGTTACCTCTTCTGTGTTGTAATGTTAGTATATATGTTGAGCTGCTTGGGTTCTTCAGGAATATTGGCGTTTACATCTATATAGAAGGAAGTTTTGAATCCTGGAAAAGGATGAAAAGAAATTTGTTCTAAAATTGATCTATTAGTAATTCTTTGCCCATCAGGACCAAACGCAACGAAACTATCACCAGTAAAGTGAACCTCAACCCTCAAAAGAGTTCTTCCCAATCAATACTGCCCACAGCATCATCACCGTCAACAGCCGCAGCAACAGCCAGCGTAATTGTAATTGAGGTATTTGTCAAGCCGTTACGTTCAAGCTGGAAGGCAAATGCGCCAGGATCAAGTGTAATAGTTTGACCACTTTGGTTGTTGATACCTACATAACCAGACGTTAGTGTTTCACCACCACTCATTGTATTACCGGTAATATTATACTGAACTAATGACCCACTTACACTGGACCAACTGCCTCCAGTAACGGTTGCATTGGAAACTAATTTATATTGCATCTTACCATTGTTAGCAACACCTAACATGCTGATGTTTTTGACTACGGCAACAGCATCGAGATTACTGGAATTTAATCTTATAGAAACCAAGGGATAGAACGTTCCTGCTGTAGGCAAGTTCATAATCGCTGTTACAGGACGACCAATACTATATGGACGACCTCTTAGTTCATAACCACCTTCTGATATCACAGTAGAACAAATTTGTTTCATTGCGCTACTGGCCACAGTGCCAGCAATGTTTTCAATTTCATAACGAACTGGTAATGTCGCAGTTGTCATATAAACTGTGTCTAAACTGTTAGCATGATGAAAAACATGTGCTAGATAAAAGTTACCATCAATCACGAAACCGGTTCTTATACTACCAACACCAAGCCATTCAATATCACAGAAAAAGATCTGAGCTTTAGTTGTATCGAGATCTATACCTGTCGCTGTACTACCATCTAGCTTATCAACATTCCACTGACTCTGAGGTATTTCTATATCATTTGCTGAACCATCGATGTAAGTTCTTTTTACAATATAGTTGATACCATTCTTGTTAGAAACAAATATACCGTTTTGGTCGTTGAAGTATCCGACACGCTGAGCTAAACCTGTTTGACCTTGGTCAAAAACAAATGTAGCCATAATCTGTAAACTTTTGCCGGGTTGGTAAGGAAACACACGAAGTGTTTCGCGAGTTACTTTATCACCGCTAGCATTGGTTACAGTCAAAGATGTAGTACTTTGATTAACATTGTACAATGCATCACCAGCGCCAACTAATCGTGTGGCCCACTGATCATCACGACGACTATAGCGTTGGCTAGAATCAAAAAGTGTATATGGAGATGCTACACGCTGTCTACCAAAAGCATCTCTAGCACCATCAGCCGATGAATTACTTGCTGTACTAATTGTTCTAATAACAGGCTGGCCAGCAGCATTATAATCCATTGCATTTGATAAGTCGCGCAAATGATGTGGACCTCCGGGAGGTAACATTGACGGATGATTATAGTTTGACATGTGCTGTACCCATAAAAAAATAGTAGTAGTCTTTCAACTACTACTATTTATCTAAATTTATAGTAAAAAGTTAACTGGATACTTTAATACGGTTAATCATTGTTTCTTTACCGCCGCTGTACTTGCTCACCGCATGACTTTTAACATAGGCTGTGATGTTTAGTTCATCACCTGGGCTAGCAATCTTGCTTGTGTTAAAGAACTTAACAATGTTTTTATCGGATTCTGAACATGTATACAGAAAGCTCATTGTGGACGGAATCTCTCGTACATGCTCTACCTTAAGATCAAACTCTCCGCGCTTGTTTAGCGCACCCACATAGTCGCTGGTATCTGCAAGCTCTGATTCACGAATGGTCCATTTGTCTGCTTCTAGTTTACGGCTATAAACATTAGGCAGACTAGCAGCAATGCCCAGCTTGTCTTTACCTACACGTTCAGTACCAACGAACTTTAGAACATTGGCTTCAAACTCAGTCAATGAACGTTCAAATGCTTTGAAGCTCAGCCCCCGTAAGTAGTCGATGATAGTTTCTGCTAGGGCATAGTCCTCTGCACTAGTTTCAACTTTTACATCATTCAAAAAATGATTATACAAGATAGTGCTGTTAGGAGACTTAGGCGCTTCGCCTTCGGCTAGCTGTTGATAGGAATCTCGTTTGATAAATCCCTGTGCGTTAAAAATAGCACAGGCAACGGCTACAACTTCCTTGGTAGGAAAATCAATTTCTGCACTCATAGTTTCTCTCTTACTTAGTGATAATGTTGTAAATTTCTTCCCAGGTCTTTACTACAGTAGCAGGACCCTTGTAATCTAAATTGTGCCCATGTTCAACCAGCAACGATTTGAAGCCGCACTTTACACCAGCGTCAGCGTTTTCGGGCTTGTCTTCGATCCAGTAGTTGCCCTTGTATATACGGCTTAGACGATCCAGTTCCTCGTCTTTGTCTGCTCCTGTATCTAGACAAATAACATCAATAAAGATATCACCAAACAGTTTCTTAAGATTTCGAACACGCAATTCCTTCGCATAAATGTCAGTGCTCAGCGAAGTAACTGCAAGAAACTTATACTTGTGCTTTTCAGCCAGCAGTCGCACATAATGCTGTGCGTCTCGAACTGGCGGAAGAAAACCAATTGCTGCACTTTCGTTAAAAAGTCGAACCAACTTATGGCCTTCTTCATTGGAGATACCGTAGCGTTCTCCAATCTTATACATTAGCTTGTATCCCTCAACCGGCTTATAACCGTGATGTTCCATCCAAACCGAGAAACCCTCTTCCCAGTCCAACATAACACCGTCAATGTCTGTAAGGATTACCTTTTTCTTAAAGAATAACAAACTAAACTCCCTAACTTATATTTTTATTTTAGCATCATTAGCAGTATTGTCAAGAACATTTAGGTGTGTTCGACAATTTCAATACCAGCAGATTCGATTGCGCTCATACATACAGGACAAGGCTTAGCTAACGCAGGCTTGCCTTTTTTATCCCAGCGGCTAACAAAAATCCTATGAGCCCTGCTTAGATCCTTGCATTTTACAATTGCATGAATCTCAGCATGAAGAAACTGCTTGTCAGGCATACCCGCCTTTACTGCATGAAGTGCTTGTAACGGATGAGTCTTAACGTAACTGTTCTGACCCACGGATATAACTTTACCACGCTTGTCGTAAATGACTGCGGTAAGAGCCTGCCTAGTTGTGGACATTAGATTATATCTTTCCCTAACACCTACTTATATAGTATAACATCTTTAGAGTGCGTGTCAACCATTCCTTTAACTTATAACGTATGCTATAAAAAGAGTTAAATAACTGTATGAAAATGAGCTCTAGTTTACTCAGCTATCCCCTATTTCCAGACTGGATATTTGAGGGTGAATTACAAATTGATGATACTGTAGCTGATGCTATTTTAAAAGAAGTTCAAGCCAGTAAAGCCACACAGTATTTTCATACTGCTAATTTTGGTTGGGTCACTAATAAAAACATTACCTTAGGAAAAAGCATTGCTAAGTTAAATTCTTTAATTGGTAACATGTTTGTTGAAAATGCAGGCCCCCATTTTAGAATTAGAAAAGAGGATTGGACAGATATTGAAATCTGCGAAACTTGGACCATGGGCCTAAGACCCGGTCATAACTTTCCACAATCGGTCCACCGGCACCGTTGGTATCATTCTGTACTTTTTCTAAGGACTACTGAAAACAGTTGCAATTTATATTTTGATCAATACGGTCCTAAATTGTATTCATGCCCGCCCCGAGTTCAAAACAATGAACATTTTATTCCAGCAAAGACAAATAAAATTGTTTACTTCCCTGCTCACATACCTTGGGGCATCACATCAAACAATTCTGATCAAGACGCGATAATCTGCTGTAATAGTTTTGTTATAAAGCAATAAAAAAGGAAGGGGCCTTTCGACCCCTTCCCAAACTTCCCATCTCTGAGAAATATTATACTACATATTTGTAGTGTACAGTTGCTACCATGCTACCGGCTGTTACAACCGATGCTGTTGAGCCATCGCTCTGCTTGAACTGTACCACAACACCCTGATTTCTTGTAAGTGTTGTATCACCATCAAGTTCAATAATATATGTACCTGCTGTACCTGCATCAGCATCATCTACTGCTACAAGTGTTGTACCGCTACCGCCATTTTCCTTAACTAGGATGTGGTTGAAGCTGCCACCGCTAAATGCTGTGCTGACCTTGATTACAACCTTGTCAACATAGTATGTTCTAGCAGTTACGTTTGGTACAGTACCAATTGTAAAGCTGCTTGCGCTGCTATTGGCTGTGAATGTGCCGCGTAGCAACATTCCATCGCCGCCATTGTTAGCAACGTAATCAGCTACCGCTGCTGATGTTGGGATTGTAGTATCGTTATCGTTATTAGCAATACCGTCAGCTTCGTTTACAAACTTAGTAACTGTAATGCTGTTACCAGTGTCAGTTAAGCTACCAAACGCAACATCGCCTGTTACAGCAAGGTTGCCACTGATTGTACCACTAGCGGCTGTTAAGTCACCTAGTGTTAAATCTTCTGTGCCTAGGCTCCATGTATTAGAAGGTGTATAAACGATCTGCTTCATGCTGCCACCAACGTTAGCTTCAAAGCCTACGTTAGCACCAGTTGTACCATTGCTGTTTACACGGAAGATTGCATCTGCTGTTTGAACAGTTGTTGATTCAACAATTGTTTGTGTACCCTGAACAGTTAAGTTACCTGTAATGACTGCGTCACCGTTAACATTAACTGTGGCTGCGGTAATATCGTTTGATAGTAATGAGCCTGTTACGCTTAGATTGTTTGTAACTGTTAAGTTGTTGCCAACAGTAACATCGTTTGGCAAGCCAATTGTTATAGTTTGACCGCTTACGCTTGTTTCAATTTCGTTAGCTGTACCAGCAACAGTTAATGTCTGACTGTCTAGGTCAACACTTGCTGTACCTGTATCACCAGCAATATCTAAGTTAGTTGCACCTAGTTGTGCATCAACGTAGCTCTTAACTGCGGCTGTTGTTGCTACTGAGGTATTGTTTGGTGTTGCAAATGTACCGTCTGTTGACCAATCAGTGATTGTTACGGCGCCATCATTTAGTCCACCAAATGCAACATTACCACTGAAGTTACCATCAACTGCACCAGTTAGCGAACCACTTGATAATGTAGCTGTACCATCTTTTAGCGCACCTGCTTGTACATTACCGCTGAATGTTCCATGAACTGCACTTGTGATGTTACCATCTTGAATTGTTAGTACACCATCTGTGAACGAATCAGCAGTCATTGAGCCGCTGATTGATACGTTTGGTGTTAGTGCAAATGTAACGCTGTTATTACCAATTGTTGTTTCAATTTGGTTTGCTGTACCAGCAAAGTCTAGTACTTCGCCTACGTTAACTGTATCGTTAGCACCAACATCACCACTGATATCAAAGCTAGTTGAAATTGTTACGTTGCTGGCTGCTGTTAAGCGACCTTGTGCATCAACAGTAATTTGTGGAATTTGTGTTGCACTACCAAATACACCGGCAGTTACCGTTGTGTTATCTAGATCAACTGTTACGCTGTTATTAGCAACAGTTGTTGTTAAACCAACACCACCTGCAACAGTTAATGTTTCACCACCATTGACTACGTCAGCAGTACCAGCATCAGCAGCAATTGTAAAGTTTGTTGCTACGCTGATGTTGCTTGCGCTTGTGATACGACCCTGTGCATCAACAGTAAACTGAGGAATATTTGCAGAATCACCATAAACACCTGCTGTTACCGCAGTATTATCCAAATCAACAGTAATTGTATTTGCTGTTACTGCGGTAGTTAAACCAACACCACCTGCAACTGTTAGTGTTTCACTTAGTAAATCAATACCGTCTGTGCCACTATCGCCAGCAACATTTAGTGTTGTTGCAATGCTTACATTACTTGCAGCAGTTAAACGACCCTGTGCGTCAACAGTAAATGTTGCAATCTGGGTATTGCTACCGTATGTGCCAGCAGTTACCGCTGTGTTGTCTAGGTCAACTGTTACTGCATTAGCTGTAACGGCCGTTGTTAAACCAACTCCACCTAGTACACTTAGTGTCTCACCACCGTCAATTGTTGTTGTGCCTGAATCGCCTGCTAGATCAAAGTATGTTGAAATAGCAATATTGCTGGCTGCTGTAATACGACCCTTTGAGTCGACTGTAAATTGTGGAATATGAGTTGCATCACCATAAGTACCAGCAGTTACCGCAGTATTAGCTAGTGTTAGTGATAGGTCAACGTTGGCGTTACCCTGGTATGCTACTGCGCTAGCAGTTGCGTCACCTGATGCGCTAAAGTATGTTGTTGTGCTTAGGAAAGCTGCGCCACCTGAAACGTTACCAAAGATTGTGTCAACTTCAACGTTGGCTAGTGCAAAGGTAGTGTTTGATGTATCAATGTATACACATGCATCTGGCTCTGGAACATACTTGTGGAAGAACTTGAATCGTCCGTCACTTGCATCGCGGAATAAACCAGCGTGTGCATAAGTGCCATCGTTGTAGTTACCAACGAAGCCTAAGTCTGGATTTGCAACATTACTGTTAGCATTCAAGTAGATCATGTTATCATCTACTTCAAGTGTTGTTACATTAAGTGTTACAACATTACCGCCAACTGTTAAGTTACCATCAATTTGTAAATCGCCATCAGCAGTAATGCTACCATTAGCATGTAGGTTACCGCTGATGATTGGATTGTTTACTAGGCCAACTGTAATTGTATTATTTGTTACAGCGGTTTCAATTTCGTCTGCTGTGCCGCTAACAGTTAGTGTTTCACCAACATTAAATGTATCTGTACCACTGTCACCTGCAATACCAAAGCTGGTTGAAATGCTCACATTGCTTGCGCTTGTAATACGACCCTGTGCATCAACTGTTAACTGTGGAATATCTGTTGAACTACCATACACACCTGCTGTTACAGCGGTGTTATCTAAGTCAACTGTGATACTGTTGTTAGCGATGGTTGTTGTTAAACCAACACCACCTGAAACTGATAATGTTTCACCACCGTTAACAGTATCTGTACCGCCAACATCACCGCTAATAACAAAGTTTGTTGCTACTGCAATATTGCTGGCTGCTGTAATACGACCTTGTGCATCAACTGTAAATTGTGGAATATTTGTTGAACTACCGTATACACCTGCTGTTACAGCGGTGTTATCTAAGTCAACAGTAATTGTATTTGCTGTTACAGATGATGTTAAGCCAACTCCACCTAGTACACTTAATGTGTCGGTTAGTAGGTCAATGCCATCGGTGCCACTGTCGCCTGCAACATTTAGTGTTGTTGCAATTGAAATGTTACTTGCTGCTGTAATGCGACCCTTTGAGTCAACTGTAAACTGAGGAATATTTGTTGCGCTGCCGTATGTGCCTGCTGTCACTGCTGTATTAGCTAGTGTTAGCGATAGGTCTACGTTAGCATTGCCTTGATATGCTACTGCTGATGCACTTGCATCGCCGCTAGCACTGAAATAAGTTGTGGTTGTTAGGAACGCTGCACCACCAGTAATGTTACCAATAAATCCTGATGTTGCTTCAATCCATGTACCTGTAATATTAGCTGCACTAGATGCACCAATAACTGTACCGTTAATTGCGCCACCTGTGATTGCAACATTATTGTCTGCTTGAGTAGCAAGATTACCTAGGCCTAAGTTTGTTCTTGCATCAGGTGCAGTATTAGCACCAGTACCGCCGTTAGTGATTGGGAGAATACCACTAACGAAACTGGCATTTGCTAGGTCAATGTTACCAACAGATGCAACACCGCCGGACCATTTTTGCACGCCTGTTGAGCTGCTAAAGTCCTGCCCAGTACCACCATAAGCAGCACCAATAATGCTACCGTTCCAGGTACCTGAAGTAAGTGTACCAACTCGTAAATCTTCTAAAGTGGTACCATCTGCTTGTGTTAGGTCAAACCTACCATTTGCGCTGTCGTATTTTAAGCGTCCACCGCTCTTGCCCATTTGGACATCTGCTGCCAAACCCTTAATACCAAAATTCTTAATATCAGCCATTTGTGACTCTCCCAGATCTTTTCAGTAAGTTGCTGTTCTGTTTATTTATCAATAATTAGACATAAGTCAGCTTTACAGTTACATTGCCTGCTGAAGCTCTGTAATGGTTGCATCGCACACGAATTTGTAAATCTTGTGTATTTGATGCAGGATATACATATTCTGGATTTACATAAAATTCTGTATTTTCCGTTAAATCATTTGTGGTTGCGTTAACAAATAGCGAAGCATTTGATATAGTTCCAACCTCAATATTAGGTATAATATTTCCTATATACCCACTAAACGGTGTATGCACTTCAAAACTTACACTGGTAATCTTACGTCCTGGACTTATATTTCCTAGTGTATTTGTAGTACTATTGCCAAAACCTACCACAGGCATAGTAAATGTTGTGGTCATTGTCTTAGCATCTGTGGTTGCACTATCTGAGTTAGCAACCTGTACCCAGGCGCTACCGTTATAAACGTAAAGACCCCATTCACCGTTACCTGCATTTAATACATATGCTTGATCGCCTGTTTGTGGATTTAATGCATCGCGAGCTGCAATGTTTGCTACTACGCTGGTTCCTGCACTACGCAAACCACGTTCAATATTCATTGCTAATGGGTACATGCCGTTATGGCCGCTGGCTACACCTGTGCCTACACGGAAAAACTCAGTGCCTTCATAGATTAGAATTTCGCCACCATCTGATCTTGATAGCTTTAGTTTTCTAGCACCTGTTGCACTAGTTGATGCCGGCAATCCCGAAACATTGCTAGGCCCAACAAAGAAATATCCAGTGGTGTCTGCATTAGCATTTGTAATTGTAATAGCATTGCCATTTAATTCGGTTAATGTTAATTCAGTAGAAGTAGCAGTAGCAGTTAGATTAGCAATATTTGCAGCATTAATATCCACAGCCATATCAGCTGAAATAGAAACTGGTGCACCAAATGCTGCTGAACCTGCTACATTAGTTGTAAAATTAACAAGTGTATTACCGCTGCCTGTATTAATATATGCGCTGAATGGCACAAATCCGCCAACAAGACCGTAAATTGTATTAGCAGCATCGCTGGTAATTACAGTTGAAGTTGGTACGCTGCTTGCAACCACGTAGTGATTACTGGTGTTTGCATTAATAGTTGCAACCATTTGATTAACATTGGCATTAGCACCACCTGTGCCGGCAAAGGTAACCAGCACACCGTTTAATGCAATTTGGTGACCATCGGGTACTGTGGGATTGTTAACTGTTCCTTCTATTTCTGTAGCAATAGCGTCTTGAATTTTTAAGAAAACAATCTTACCTGTGGTATTACTAGCGGTCAAATCACCGTCAGTATCTAAATAGATATAATCTCCTTGGCTTCCAGGGATGCTAGGCTCAAAGTCAATGATACGATTGTTTGGCGAGATCATGAAGAAGTTTGGACCCGGGCCTGTTTCAATCACGGTACCAATCATTTTATCCATTGTGGTTGTGTTTGCTACAACGAATCCAGAGGCGGTAACGGCAATAACATCGCCTTTACTAAATCCATGACTTTCTTGTTCTAACACATAGTTTAACAACGGATTCAAATATTGAAAGCGGCTCATTACCGTTGGATAAAAGTCTGTGCTTACTATACCCGGTAATGGATCAAGTAAAGGTAAGCCGTTTTCGTTGAGGCTAAAAACAACAGCGGCCCCGGTATTGAAAATACCATTACCTGTTGCGCTTTTAAATGTATTATATCGTAGCCAATCTTCAACTATACAAGTAACTGTATTTGCTGTCTTTGATGTAATGCTTACAATCTTAAGACACTGACCGCTAGTTGCACCTGCGATCCAATCGCCTACTACAATGTCTAATCCATTGTAGGTAAAATCATCTCTTGTTAGGTGACTGCCATGGTTCTGTGCTGTGACGCTAAATGTAACGGTCCAGCGATAATATTTTTTTGTGCCCGCACCCGAATACCACAGGTCACCGGAACCATTTGCATAGTCCCAATAGCTTTCTCCTGTAATTGTAGACACAGAAACAGGAAGAACTTTGTTGGGAACATTTAATCTAATTTGACTAGATTTGTAATTAATTAACGCCATGTTAATCCTTAATCATACATCACAAACTGGATCCAAGCATGGGTAGTAGTACCAAACGAACGACTTGCTCCTGTTTCTGTTTCTCTGAGTTTCAACTTCACTACAGTATTGCTGGTAGCACCGTCAAACGCTGTTGGCGAACCTGCTGAACCACCACCTGGTATTTCTCTTTGGCCCATTGTGGTTTCTAAATGTGAAATCAAATATTTGTTATTAGCTCTATCGTAACCGTACAGCATAATTGATCCTGGCGGATAATAATAACCACTGAATGTAATAGTACATTCACCACCACTGGCGCTGTCAATAGTAACTGACGCAATGCCTGCTGTTAGGTTGCTGGTACTAGCCAGTGTTCCTGTTGTGCTGTAATTAAGTTTAAATCGTTGTATTGTGGCACCACTACCACCGCCACCACCACCGCCACTTACAGCAACGTTGCTGACGCTGGTTACACGACCGTAGGTATCTACTGTGATTTGTGGTATTAATGTTGCGCTACCATATGTTTTAGCACCGGTTGTAACAATGCCGCTGGTCAATGCAATATTATCAGCGTTAACAGTAATACCTGCACCAGCACCTACATTGAGTGTAACTGTGCCAGTTGTACCACCATCAATTAAACCGTTGCCTGCTGTTACACCTTCAATATCGCCCGGGCCGCCCGCACTAATTGCAATATTACTTACGCCAGTGATTCTACCATAGGTGTCAACTGTGAACTGCGGCATTGAGGTAGCATTACCATAAGTACCTGCTGTTACACCGCTAGTACCTAAACTTAATGTTACTGCACCACTAGCACCACCACCACTTAATCCTGTTCCTGCTGTAACGCCAGTAATATCGCCTGTACCATCAGCGCCGCGAACATTACCAGCATCAATAATTGATGAATTGCTTAAGGTAATAATTAAGTTGCCATTACCATTAACTGTAGCAGTAGAAACATTTACACCGTTAGTACCTGCTGTTCCTTGCGGACCTCGAATATTACCAACGTCTTGTGTTGATGTATTACTGTAGTTAAGAACTAAGTTGCTGCCTACTAGGCTTACACTTGTAATGCCTGTGCCTGCTGTACCTTGATCGCCTTGTGGACCTTTAACGTTACCAGCATTGATATATGTGCCGTTAACTAATCCTATGATTAGGTTATTGTTGCCTGCTACTGTAGCATTAGCGATACCTGCATTACCATCACCAGCTAGACCCTGAATACCTTGTGGGCC